ATCTTCTTGCCGGCCCCGTCCGGGGCTACCTGAACGAACTGGTCGGACATGGGCTACCTCAGAGCCCCGACGCGATGGCCGCGGCGTCGATGGCGTTGTCGATGTCGATGCTGCTGTCCTCGGACGCGAGCACCGTGGTGCCGTCGGTGTCGAGGATGGTGCAGTTCCAGACCGCACCAGTGAACTTGAGGACGACGCTGATGCCGATGCGGGAGGAGAGCCAGGAACGGAGGTCGCCGAGGGTGATCATGGTGGGTGTGCCTTTCAGTACGAGGAGGGGATGGTCATGGTCAGGCTGGTCACGTTGACGGTGACGCCTGCGGTGATGGTGGCGGTGGGCAGTTCCAGGTTGCTGGTGCTGCCGGTGGCGCCGACGCTGCCGTCGACGTAGGCGGTGCTGCCCGCGCTGTTGGTGATGCGGAACCACGTCGCGGTCCCGGTCGCCACGGCGACGGCCCCGGTGATGGCGCCGGCCGCCTTGCTGCCCGACGACGCCGCCGCCCATGCGGTTGCGTTGAGGGTGAGTTCCGCGAGCAGCGTCTGGCCGCTGACGGCGGTGTCCGGGGTCGCGGGCTGTGACCCGTCGTAAATGCGAATCTTGCCGGAGTTCTGAGCGCTGCCGAAGATCGCGTCGAGGCCCGCGTTGCGCAGCGCCATGCTCAGGCGTAGGGAGGTCGCCATGGGGTTATTTCTCCTGGATCAGGGTGGGTATCTCGTCGCGGGACCAGGCCATCTCCGGGTCGTGGTCGCTGAGGTCCGGCAGCGTGGGCCGGTCCGGTGTGGCGGCGAACCGGGCGACGAGTCGCGCCCGCAGCCGTTCGCGCTTCACCTCGGTCAGCGGGTCCTCGTCCTCGACGGCCAGCAGCGCGACCGCCGCCAGGGCCTCCGGGGTCACCGGGCAGCGCTCCCGGACGCGCTGGCAGACGGCGCGGGGGCCGGGGCGCCACCCCGCTGGAACTCGTCCAGAAGCGCGTTGGCGGCGTCGACGGCCAGGCTGGTGCATTCGTCCTCGTCGGCCTTGCCGGCGCACGCATCCGCCCGGGTGAGCACCGCGCGGGCCTTGGGTACGAAGACCACCGCGCGGGCCACGACGGACAGGCACACATCGCGCTCGTGACCATGCACCGCAGCGCACGCCAGCCGGGCCAGAGGCAGGCCGGCCTCGACGTGCTCAGCCGCCACGCGGAGGTCATGCAGCGCATCGCCGGTCTTCTCGACGACGCGAGCCGGGGACGGGGCGCCGGCACACGCGGCGACGGTGCCGACGACCAACCAGGCCGCGAACGGCACGCGGTCCAGGGCAGCGATGTGGCGGATCACGGCGCACCCCCGGCGCCGCCATCGGACGGGGGCGCGTTGCTGGCGGTGGCGTCCTTGGCCGGGAACATCGACGCCACGACCTCCACGGCGATCTTCGGCAGGAAGACGCCGGCCAGCGGCTTGAGGATGCCGCGGAGCACCGGCGCTACCCGCTGCGCCAGGATGACGGCGGACGCCCACTGCGGGGACGCCGCCGCCTGCTCAGGGGTCAGCGTGATGTTGGCCATCCACAGGACGACCAGGCACAGAGCCAGGGCCAGGGCTTGCAGCGGGTGCGCTTGCAGCCACGGCAGGATTGCTTGGATTTCGGGCATATCGGTCGAGCCTCCAGACGTGCTGTGAAAGGAAGTTCAAGAGCAGCCCCACCACGGTGATCACGGTGGTGCTCAGGCCGACGGCCTTGGCGACCTTGGCCAGCCCGGTCTCGGCGGTGGCCAGGCGCTCGCCCTTGGCGGTGCCGTCGCGGGCAGCGATCTGGAGCATCGACACCAGTTCGTTGTGGCGTAGCCGGTCGAGTTCCTCCTGAGCGTCCGCGCGCCGGGTGAGCGTGTCGACGCTGCGCTCCACCTTGCCGACGCGCTCGCCGAACGCGAGCATGAGGTCGGCCAGGTTGCCGATGGTCTGGTGGTGGGACGCGCGCTGCTGTCGGCTGTGCTGCCGGTCGTCCTCGACGGCGACCAGCCGGGACTCCATCGCGGAGAGCATCGCGCGGAGTTCCGTGACCTCGGCGAGGAGGTCCGCCTCGCGGTCACGGTGGCTCATGGCGTGGGCAACCGCTCCAGCCACCCGGTCACGTACCCCGGGTTGGCGCTCAGGTCCTCGGCGACGACGCACATCTTGGCGAAGCGGCCGTCGACCGGGTTGGTCACGGGGCCGGCGTTGAGCACGTAACTCGTCGACGAAACATCCATGCTGGCGCCCGTGGTGTCGATGGTCAGCGCCACGCCGTTCACCCACACGCTGTAGTTGCCGGTCGTGGTGTTGCCGCCGCCGCGGTAGACGATGACCAGCGAGAACGGGTCCGTCCCCGTGGGCTGCCACGTGGACACGCGGCGCGAGATGGTCGGGCTGGTGATGTCCGCGGCGAAGGACAGCCCGGGCGACGCCGAGGTCGGGCCGCCGATATGCACCCGGAACCCCCGCGTCGTGCCGCCCACCACCACCAGCACGTCCACGTCGCTGGTGCCGATGGTGGCGTTGTACTGCGCCCGGATACCGAGGGTCTTGGCGCTGGCCGACGCGAAGTTGGACACGCGCCCGATGGCGTCGTCGCCGTGGTCCCCCACCATGGCGACCTGCGATCCGATGGCGCCCAGCAGCATCCGGCGCCCGGCCGTCGCCTGCTGCCAGTCGCCGGCAGGGCCGCCCTGTGGCACCAGCGCGCCCACCGGGTCACCCGGCGCGGTGGCGGCGACGGTCTTGCCGGTGGTGGTCCACGTCGCCCCGGCGGCGCCCACGTCCAGCCACTCCAAGGGCGTCGAGTCCCCGGGCGACCAGATCACACCGGGCGGACCGGCGGCGCGGCCCAGGCCCAGACCCAGGCCGAGGCGCATCAGAGGTTGTCCTCGGGTGGGGACAGCACGACCAGCGGCGCGCCGGGCAGGCCCAGCTCCGCATAGAACGCATCGACCGTGACGCGGGTGGTCTCCCAGTCCACGCCGCCCGGGATGGGCAGCGCGTCGATGACGTCCACGGTGATCTTGCCGGCGGCGCTCCCCGGCGCGGCGATCTCCTTCGGTGGGAACAGCAACCGGCGCGCCCTGCACCCGGCGTCGTAGAGCGCGCCGCCCGCGCGGAACTCGCTGCGAATGAGCAGGATCTCGGCCTCGCTGAGCGTCATCGCCCCGGCGTAAAAGGACGGGTTCGCGTAGTCGCCGCCGTCCGGGCCGAGGCGCTGAGTCAGGGTCACGGCGTCCACCGCGCCGCCGAGCCTCACCAGGGTCTCGATCAGGTACGCCTGGAGGCTGGCAGCGACGGCGGGCGGGGCGGCGAAGATGACGGATGAGGCGGGGGCAAAGGACATGATGACCTCTCGGAGCAGGTGACGGGTGAGCGTGGCGTGGAGGGCGAAAAGGACGCGCGTGGCGAGCGTCACCGCTTGGCTTCCAGGTAGGCCGCGGCGGCGATGCAGTCGGCCTCGGCGAGCGCGCTGGTCCACACCATCGACTCAGCGATGGCGGCGTCGCAGACCTCGGCGGGGACCGACGTGGCCAGCCAGCGCGTGTTGCCGGTGGCGGCCACGTTGCCACCGGTGGCGGTGGTGATCTCCACCCCGTCCAGCCAGATCCGGTAGGACGAGGCCGCGGTGGCGCTCACCCCGTCGTACCGGACGACGATGCTGTGGATGGCGTTGCTCAGCAGCGCCGGGCTCGTGCCCTGGATGCACACCGCGCTGGTGGTGCTGCGGTCGACGCCGACGTGCCACCCTTTCGCGCTGGAGGCGGTCAGGCCGCTGTGCCGGAGGATGATCTGCTGAGGCGACGCCCCGAGGCGGATGACCGTCTCGGACGCCGTGGCCCCCGGTGCGCTGAACACCTCGAACAGCGCCGCGAAGGTCTTGGCCCCCGCGGAGAAGGTCGCGGTCGAGCCGAGGTTGTCGTCGACGTTATCGGACCGCGCCGCCAGGACGCTGCCGAGCGCGGTCAGGTACGGCTGAAGCGTGCCCGATGCTTGCGAGAAGTTCGTGCCATAGCGGGCGTCGATCCGCGCCACCGGGTCGCCTGCCGTGGTGGCGGCGACGGTGCCAGCGGTGTCCTGCCAGATGCGCCCGAGGGTGACCTCGTGCCACCACGCCGGAGCGCCGGGGGTGTCCGGGGTCCACACGGCGCCGCCGCGACGACGGAGCGCGGAGAGGAGGGCGCTCACGTCACTCCCCCTTGTAGACGGCAACGACGTGGACCCGCACGGCGCCGGCCGTCAGCGTCGCGGTGCCGACGGTGTTGCGCATCACAAGGGTTTCCGCCGCCGACGAGTAGGCCGAGGTCTTGCCGGTGAAGTCCGCGCCTGACTCGGCCGAGTCGGCGCCGATCAACTGCCCGGCGGTGGTCGCTGCGGTGGCGAGGAGCAGTTCGTTGTAACTGCCGGACATGCCGACGCTCAGCGTGGCCGTGCCGCTCACCGGTGCGGCGTCCACGAAGATTTCGCAGACGGTGATGGCGCAGCCGGCGGGCAACTTGAACAGCGTCCGGTCGTTGTTCCCCACGGTGTCACCGGAGATGGTGAACCGCTGCGTGAACTCGATGACGCGCAGGCCCTCGCCAACCAGCGAGCCGTTGGTGGTCTGGTCGGTGAAGAGGCGCTTGACCTGCCCCGGCGCCAGGTAGCAGAAGCCACCGCCGTCCCCCTGGATCCGCAGCGTGAAGGTGCCGGTCGTGTTGTTCTGGAACAGGTTGCAGCGCGCCGTGCCGCTGGGCAGCGCGACCGTGCGGTCCCCGGAGAGCGCGCCGGTCAGCCGGATCACGCCGGCCTGCATGTCAGCGTTGGTCGGCGAGATCGACCCGGACCCGGCAACGTCGATGCTCCCGGTGGTGAGGCGGAACCCGCCGTCGCGGTGCCCCTTGTAGGCGCCGATATCGATGGTGTCCGCCAGCTCCAGGGCGAAATACGGCAGGTCCGTGATGCCGCTGTTGTAGGCGAGGAAGCCCCGCGGGGCGGCCGGCGCCGTGGTCAGGCGCACGGTCATCACGCTGGATACGTCCTTGATGACCAGCAGCCGTGCTGCTGCCGCCGAGGACAGATCCGCCGGCACGCCCGTGATCCTGGAAACGGTCGGGTTCGGGTAGGTGCCGCTGAGGTCACCGCCCGCACTGCCGGACGGGGCGCCACCGGCGGCGCGCTGACCGTCGTTGACCGCTTTGGTCCAGCCGTTGGGACCTGCCTCCGTACTCTCCCCCACGGCGATCTCTTGCAGCCCGTTGGCGTTGAGCACCTTGACGGCCAGGGCGCGCGTCAGGGTGGCCGTGGAGTTGGTGGCCGGGTCGACGCCGCCGTTGACCTTGCACTGAAGCAGCCACGCGCCGCCTTGCTTCGGGACGCTGAACGAGCACGTCCGGTCCGGGTTGGTGGTGACGGTCGGCAGGCTGCCGTTGTGCGCGTCGTCGGCGCTGGTGATCGTCCACAGCACGGCGTTGACGCCCGCCGTGGAGTCGAGGCGCGCCTTGATGCTGTACGAGCCGGCGGCGTCGTAGGCCAGCGCCGTGGCGTCCGCGAGGGCGACGCCTGCGGTGCCGTAGGTGGAGCCGCCGTCGGACGACAGCGCGAAGAGAGCCGAGGCCATGCGGGGGCGGTCCTTGGGGTCAGGGAAAGGTCAGGCGCGCGGCGACAGGGCGGCGCGTCGTGGGGTCAGGAGAAGCCGGCGAACTTCTGGGCAAGCGAGGCGAGGTAGCCAGCGGTCACGGACTGCGCGGTCACCGTCGAGTCGTTGAGGGCGCGCTCGAACGCCTTGGCCAGGCGCACCATGAGCATCGGCCGCGCGCTGCCGTCCGGGGCCGAGAGGAGCGCGTAGCCGCCCCACGCCCGGTCCGGGTGCTGCCCCAGGCTGCCGCCGGAGGTGACCGTGACGTAACCGGACTGCGGACCGCCGCCCCACAGGTGGGCCTCAAAGCAGATCCACAGCTCCTCGACCAGCACGGCGAGGCTGCGCACGTCGCTGGCGCGGGTGCG